GACCGAACTGGAGCTTTTACAGCAAGCATATACCCAATGCTGCGATCTCCTTGAACGATGCCCCTTCACCCATGAGGACAAGGACCGACTAGCCCGACTCGTGATGAGAATCTTCGAGGAAAGCAACCACGATCCAGAAATAACGGCAACGCGCTCGGCCGAATTGGCTAGGCTTTTCGACTGATCAGTTTAGATTGACCACTGGACCGGTTTGCATGTCATCGTAAGTTGCACAGGCTTTTCAAACCGATGAAAACCCAACCTGCGCAGCCCTGGCATGGAGTCCTCCTTGCCGGGGTTTACTTTTTTGTCAACGATGGCAAGAATTCGCAAGGAGAGCTAAGTCAGAATAAACTCTAGGATGCTACATGCCTAAGCGGATTATTCGTCCTCGCGAGATCGGACAATATCAAGGTCGCGACGCTGATTGCCAAGACGCTATAGTCGACGGCGTTATCGATTTGATCGAACGAGCTGAAAAAGCTGGGTGGAGCAGCATGGAAGCAGCGGTAGCTGTCGGAATTATTGCTAGGGCGCTTGTCAGAGATCAGATAACTGTCGTTATAGATAACGAGCAGAATTGAGGCGTACCTCGACGGAAGTCACTCGACTTTTAAATTCGATGCGAACAGCTGACCTTAAACAAGGCTTGCTAGTGTGGCGACGCCCCACTAGCAGCTTGCAGCCCCCGGCAAAGCATTATTTATTTCGGGGCTTTTCATCTATTCAGCAACTGATATTCTGATTGTGCATGCTGTCCTGGTAAATCACTGAATGCTTTGCCCCTCAGCAGGCAAACCCCGGTCTCCCTCTCGGAGATCGGGGTTTACTTTTTTTGATCAGAAGGGTAAATTTTGATTGTCCTTTTGGAGAGGGGACGCAGTCGCTTGACCCCGCGCGGTTCTCGCTGCGGGGTTCTTTTTGATCAGACCTTCCTGCTCTCCAACGCCTTCAGCCTCTCCGCAAAATAGATGATTTTATTCAGATCATACATTCGGCTGGCCGCGTCTTTCTCGCCGAACCGATAGCAAGCCTTAAAGATGTTGCCGAGCGCGAAGGACATGCCTTTGTGCTCGATCAGGTCGTTCAGTTCGGTCGCATGTGGAGGTAGCTCGTAATAGCTCGTGCTGCCGCCGTCGGAAGTGACGGGCGTCAACGTGAGGTCGGCATAGATAGGCGCTGTGCCGTCGACGACGAAATTCATACTTCCTCCCTCACCTTCCGCTTCGGCTCTTCGAACTTCTCAGTCACTGGGCCCCCTGCAAGCAGTCCCCGTACCGATGTCAGCTTATCCCGAACAAGCGGACGAAACCGACGCGCCGCGAATGGAGGATTGTCATATCCGAACTGCGGGCAGATGCCGCGATCGACGCCTTTGAGGCAGACACCGATGAAACTGCCCTGCGTGTAATGCTTGAATGGGCCTATCCAGCTTATGGTGTAGACTTCGCCTTCCTTGATCTCGATGAACTGTTCGAAGCCGACCTTGGCGTCGATGCAAACGACCTGATCACCAACTTTGAAAGGGGTCATGGCGCCTCCCCGATCATTTCGAGAGCGGCGGTGTAGCGCACTCGATGCTCCTCATCGTCGCCATAGGAACGTAGATTGTCGCGCAAGTCTGCGATCTTCACCGGTCGCGCAATAGGATTGGAGCAGGCCCGCTTGACGTAGACGAGATAGTCTTCATCATCGCGACGGGTGATCGCATTCAAGGCCAACACGATGTCATCATCAAAGCCGAACGAATAGATATCGTTCAGCGACGTCTTCGTGTGCTCGATCATGTCGTGCATAACAGCGAGGATCTGCGTTTCGCGCGTCTCCTGAGCCATCATGACGCGCAGCGGATGCAGAATATACGGATCTCCGTTATCGCTCTTCTGGTCCATATGCGCCGCTGCCGCTACCGCAATTGCTGTTTCAAGGTTACTCATGGGGTTTCTCCTGCGGCGCTCTCAAGCTGCGGCCCTTGCTTCAATATTGCGGAACTCGACCAGCACACCAAACCGCTTGGCCCGCTGGATGCCCTCGATCATACCACCGCTAATGCCACGGTCACCGTAAACAACGCATTTCTCTGCCACGCGATACCACGCGAGGCCAGCCTCAATGCCGAGCTCACGTTCATCAGGCCGCGAGTCTTCCAACACTTGCGTATGCAGCAAGTGGCTCGTGATGGGTGCCTCTCCGCGCCGCAAACTGTCCAGAAGGCAGGCGCGGGCATATTCAGTGTTGCGTGCGATGTCGCCGCCGTACGGGCTTTCGATGATGACGAGAGGCTTGCGTGCTTGTTGCTGGGCAACGGGCAGATTATCGTTATAAGGTTTTGGCAGGCAACTTATAACCGCCCCACCTACCCTCATCTGCCGCCCTTCAACAGCCGCTCGCGCAGCGCGGTCTTCTGCTTCTTCAAGCATGTTATCTCCTCGTGTTTGTGGTGAAAGCGCCGCTTGGTGGGCGGCGCGGTGGTCAGGCTGCAGCCCGCTTAGGGTGATTATCATTTGCGGCGACCGGCATACGTGCCGCGCCCTGCACCATTTCAGGCCGGAGTGTCAGCCGTGAAACTTCGCCGTACAGCTTCGAGTACGTGATGACCTTCGCCGATCTGCCTGACAACCAGCCGCCGCCAGCAGCATATGCGTCTGGAGCCGCCAGCGTCTCATGGCGCTCGACATACATCAGTCCGGACTTACGCCCCTCGTCCGAATGCAAATGGCCGATGTGCGCATAGGCATATTTGCTCCGGCCGTACATTTCTCGAAACATGCCAGCGAGCGTCGCATCGACGTTATTAACGCCGCGCTTGTGGCCGTGGTGTGCGAATACGGCTGTCTTACCCCACTCGTAGGCGTAATAAAGGCTGGGCGAGTTATCGACGGAGATGCGGGGCTCGTTCTCATACATCGCCGCCAGCATTTCTCGCAGCCACGCCGATGAGGCCGGGTCGTGATTGCCCTGTGCCATAATGATGTGCACGTGCTGGTGCTTTTGCAGCAGCATGTCGATGACACGCCGAACTGTCCGGATGATGACGCGAATTATCTTCTGCAGGCGTGAGTCCGAATCCAGCACGTGCTTGCTGGCAGGCGTAACGGTTTCCATGCTGTCGTAGTGAGCAAGGTCGCCGAGCTGCGCCAGCACAGCGGTATGAGCGTCAGGCGCGAGATCAATCGCGGCAGCGAACCAGTCCGTAACAAGCTGCTCTGCAATCTCGATATCGTAATCAGCGCCGGTTTCTTCCCGCCATGCCAGCATCCCAAAATGGGCGTCCGTTAGGCAGAAGAAGTTCAATAAATCCGCACTAGTGCCGCGCGGAGCGGGCATAATGCTGACGCGCGGTAAGCTTTCGGACAGGGCTGCCACCATGGCATCGACTGCCGCCCGCTGTGCGCTGGCATCAGCCCGCTCCATAATGTGCTGCGTAATCACCCTGCCTTCGGCATTGACGAGCGTCGTCTTGCCTTTGACAGCGAGGCCAGCCGTTGGCTCGTAAACCGGACCAGCCTCTTTCGTCTGGCGCATATATGTGCCGTTCGGCGTCTCGGTCAGGCTTTTGATCGCATAACCGGGCAGCGTCGGTGCCGGCCCCAACAGCCCAATCTCCGCCGCCCGCTTGATGCTCTCGTGGAACGCCGACTTCTTTATGCCGAGCGCAGCGGCAGCCTTAACCAGCGTGCCGTGCTCACGGTAAGCCTCGGCGCGCCGCAGGAGTTCTTCGTGTGAAAGGCGCGCACCCGCGCCCTGTCTGTCATGGGACATACAGTCTCCTCGTGTTTGGTTGAATAGCCGTGGTGAGCGGCTCGGATTGGTCGTCCGAAAGCGGAAGGAGAATGAGTCTCGAGGTGAGATGTCAAGTGGGAAATGGAAAAGCTGCAACACAACCTTCACGCAAGGTTCATCCCCCAGCCTCCGCTTTGTGAATATGGAACAGGTGTAGTTGTTGATGAATGAAACCCGTAGGCGTGAGCGCCGTGGTCGCCCAAAAAATCCAATCGAAAAGACCAGTATTTCCATTCGGCTTGAAGTGGAATTATTGCACAGAATACAAGCGTCTGACCCCAATTGGCGCGAGAATATCGCCGAACTTGTAAGACGGGAATATCAGTTAGATGTTACGAAATGATCAGCACAGGCTCGCTAACCCTGGTGAGTGGCGCAATATACAGGATGGAATATCTCGATAAATGTGGTGTTAATGGACTAAATAAAAAGAGCGGCCCGAAAGCCGCTCTCTTAAGAAACTGGTCACTTGGACCATCGACCCTCGTACTTAAACTCGGTGGCCTTTTCGAGCTGTTCCTTGGTGGCGTTCATTTTTGCCGACCATTTATTATCATTCTCAGAATAGACAATCTCGATGGCATCCGGGTCAACGACCACATACTTTTCGCCTACGCCCAAGAAGCCGCCAACCGATACGATATAGCCTTCGACGTCACCGTCGCCCATCACCACATCCTGGATCTTACCGATGCTCTCATCGTTAGAATTCGTAACATCGAGATTCAGAATATTACTTGTAATAACGTCGGTAGGCTTTGCAGTAACAAACGCCTCTTCTTGTGTTGCGGTAGCGTTCTGCGCATTTGCAAAAGAAACGAGTGCGGCAGTTGCAACAGCAGCTAGAAAAATACGACGCATATTATATTCTCCATTCTTATTTGGTATTTCCGAACATATAATGCGTCTGTGGTATCTTTGGTTCCAACTCTTCAGGAATTAAGTTCTACTTCTCATCGATTTTGGCTGCATCAGATTATCAATCCGCTCGGTGAGCCCGTCGATACGGTGCGCCACACTTTCGATGGCTCGCATGATCTGCGACGTCTGTTCCTGCATGCCCGCCTTGGTGGCGAACGTCTCAGCCGCGCGCAGCTTGTAGTCGGAAAGCTCCTGCCGCGTCAGGCTGGCAAGAGCCGTTGCAGCATCAGCTTTTGCCGCGTTTCGCGTCTCAGCTTTCGCGATCTGGCTTTCCACGTACTTCCAGAGGCCGAAAAGAAAGCCCATCAGCATCACGATAAAGCCGACAACGGCCATGATTTCAGCGCCCGTCATCCGATAATCCCCCTTGCCGCCACTCCCTCCCACAGGCAGGTCAGCCACATTCGCGCCTTCACGGCCGCACCCCGCATAGCTTTTCCAATTTGGTATTCTCCGCGAGGATCTGGCGCTTCGTGCCGTCTGTTAGGCTGTCCTCGACGCTCGGGCGGACAGGCCGGGCTACGTCACAGTAGCTACCGGCTGTCACGCATCCACCGAGACAGAGCAGCATCAACATCGCCGCCGCCAAGCTTACTGGTTTCATCTTCGATTTTCCTTGCTTTGTTGGCGGCTTTCAGCCGGTCGGCGGTGGCGGCAGACGAGTTGTCCGCCCTGCCCTTGAGGTAAGCGCCAGCCAGAATCACAAGGGTCGCAGCGATAGCCACGGCCCATCCTGTGATCTTGGAGCGCAGGGATCAGAGCCAGGTCATGGCGTAATCCCCGTCAACAGCATCGAGACACTGCCGTCGCGTTCGCGGCGGATCAGGTAGCCATCTCGTGTTTCGGTGATTCCTTGGGCGAAGGTCAGCGTGGCCTCGCGCCATTCCTGCGTCTTGCCGACGTATTGAACGGCCGCAGTTTGAGCATCAGCGTCGTATTCAATTATGATCCTCACGCCGCCGCCCTCTTCAGTTCGAGCCTGCCGCTCTTCCAGAGCCAGAAGCCCGCGCCTGCAGCGACCAGTAGAAGCGCGACCGTCGCGAATGCCCACGGGTTAGCCACAGCACCGATAAGGCTGGTCGCCATAGTGCCCGCCCCGCCTGTCAGCATCAGCTTCACGGCTGGGCTTTCGAGCAGAGGCACGTCGTCAGGCTTGGCGTCATCTGCAACGGCCGGCTTCATTTCACGGGCAGCCACGAGGCTGTCGAGGAAGTTGCGGTAGTAACCCGCAATCAGGCTGGCCTTGTCGCTGCCGTTGACGATGGCACGGGCACCTTCTGGGTTAGCGTTACCGGCGCCAAAGTAGTCGGCCAGCCGCTTGCCCGTGAACTTGCCGTTGATCATCCCGTCAAACAGGATGCGCACCGCTGCGCTGTCCTCAAGCGCCTTTTCGGGTGCATCGCCAAGGCCATACTTCTTGTAGTTGTCCTTGCCGGTGATCTGCACCAACCCGCGACCGCGGTATAGCCATCCGTCGTTCGGGCGGGTATTGCCCAGGCGCCCGCCATAGACCTTGTTCGCCAGGGCCTGGGGGTTACGCACATAAGGCTGGGCGCTCAGCACCGTGGGGAACCGCGATGGCCAGACCTGCCGGATGCGAGCCGCACTGGTATAGTTAAGATTCTCTGCAACTGGCCGCATCTTGCCGCCAGTCTCGTGGAATGCCGTCGCGAGCACGTAAGCGGTTTGTTCGTCTGGCAAGCCTCGGCGCTCTGCTTCAGCCAGAATTGCCGACGTGCCGTCGACCTGTGCCTGGCTCAAACGCCCGCCAAAAGGCGCGCGCCTCGCATACGCGAAGAACGTTGTTTTGTTCATGGGGATTCCTTGTGAAGGGTCGATGTGACGACAAAGCACCCGCTTCCAGTCGGAAACGAGTTTCAAGCACATTCAAACTTCGGATTGATAGGGATGCCGCAGGCCAGACTATCGTATTGGCGCTGTCCGGCTCACAGACTCGTGACCTAACCAGCCTTGACTGGTTTCACTTGTGATAGAAACTGACGTCCTGCTTTTCAGTGGATTGAAGTGCAGAACTTGGAGACGTTCCCGAGCATCGCGGGCGTCTCCTTTTTTTTGCAAAGACGGGCCGCCCTGTCCTCGCACGCACACTGACCGGGGCTTTGTTCAATTTATACGTGCCAACTGAACCTTCTCCCGCAATGAGAGTTATCTTGTGAGGAGGAGAGCGAATGAGTTGGTGGTTTATCGGAACGATAATGGTCGCGCTGCTTGCCCTGATCGGCTTCATGGTCTGGATAGAGAAGAATCGCGAATGACGATCTTCAATCTCACAATCTCAGATCATATGATTGTATTGGGCGGCGTAATTGCCGCTCTAGCCGTTGCGTGCTTTTTGCTATGGCGACTTCCTCGCTGAGGGAGATGAAAAAGCCGCCTCAGTGGGCGGCACTTAGTGTTGAGAAAGCGGAAATTAGGCTAGCAAAATGCCAATCCGCCCTCTTTAGTTACGCGGCTTTTGATTGACCTAACAAAATCCCGCTGTTACCAGCCTAATAAGTTTTGGTGAGCAGCGTTGTTTAAATTTATGACACAACAAAATCATTGGGCCTTCCGCTACGCACTACCTATTGCCGCGCTGATTGTAAGTGCTTTCGTCTTCATCATTCGCCGCCCTGACCTCATCACCGACCCAGCCTTTTGGGCCGAAGATGGAGTTGTCTGGTACGCCCAAGCTTACAATAATGGCATCGTTTCTCTTTTTTGGACCCAAGCTGGCTATTACCAGACAATTTCGCGAATAGTGGCGTACATCGCTTTGTACCTTCCAATGGAACAAGCGCCGCTTATTCTAAATATAGCCGCCATCGCCATCCGCTCATTCTTTGTTGCTTTTATACTATCGCCACGATTGCGAGCGTTACCCTTATGGGTAAGAATAATCACTTCTATTTATATAATGATAATGCCGAATATCACGGAAGTTCACGCCAATATAACCAATACGCAATGGTATCTGGCGCTATGGCTGCTCTTCACCTTTATTTCCGATGTCCCAAACACCCGTCTCTGGAAGATTCACGATATCGCACTGACTATTTTAGCTGGCCTAACTGGCCCGTACATTGTTTTCTTGGTACCCGTAGTTTTACTCCGGTACGTTTCTGACGCTGATTATCGGGCATTCGCGAAAACTACCTTTGGTCGAATTTTCCTTTTAGCGTTTGTGGCTGTATGCCTCGTCCAGTTCGTCGCCATCTTGCTGCTATCAGGAGCAAAGCGCAGTCACGCGCCTCTGGGCTTCTCGTTCACTGTGCTGGCCGATATTCTGTCCTCTCGGATATTCATAGGGGCTTTCCTTAGCGGCGATCAGGCCAAATCGATGTTTAGCAACGACGCTACAAATGCCGTTGTGTCGATAGTTTCCCTAGGCGTGCTCTGTTATGCGATGATCAAGCTCGATTGGCGCGGCAGATGTATCATTGTATTTTCGACGGTAATGATCGGGTTGGCTCTTGCAAAGCCGACTATCCACGCGACTTTACCACAACTTCCCAGACTATCTGCCGGATCCTCCCGCTACTTTGTAATAACGAACATCGCTTGGGTTGCGATATTGTTCTTGGTTTTTGACCGCGTAACTACTGGTATTGCGAGAACCAAGAGAATTACCATCGCAATTATTCCCATTTCGATGATGGCTTATTTCTCGTTGAAGGATTTTTGGATACAGCCTTGGCCGAAAACCTACTGGAAAACCCAAGTTGCAGAGTTCAAAGCCCTGCCTACTGGGGCGGTCCACGAATTTAAGGTTAATCCCGGCTGGAGCTTTAAACTCGTCAAAAAGGCAAACTAGACAAACAGCGCACAACGAGTCGACCGCTGTGT